ACTTTGAGTGATTTAACGGATACTTTCGTTGAAGCTGCAATGGGAAAATATGGTCGTTTTAAGTTAGATGATGAGACAAATACAATAACATTAGTTAATTTATCAGAGTTAAAACCTGAGGAAATGATTAATACTGTGAAAAATGCTCTTATCCAATACAGCGAACAATTTGAACCAACCGACACAGACATTTTAAACATTAGAGATGAAATGTTAGGTTTGTTTAACAAATTATCATATCGATTAACTTTAGAATAATACTTAAAAACATTTTTAAAAATAATTGAACCGGATTTCTTAATTCGGTTTTTTTTATTTATATTTTACTATAACAGTTTTATAAATAAAAATTTTTAATTATGTCAACATTTGATGCAGTACTAGCACAGTACGAGAAAAACAAAAATGCCACAAGTGGCAATTCTAACAAAATGTCTTCAGAAGACAGAATGAAGCGTTATTTCACTACCGTATTACCTAAGGGTTCTAAGGGAGAAGAAAGACGTATTCGTATTTTACCTACAAAAGATGGTGGTTCACCATTTGTTGAGGTCTACTTCCACGAAGTTCAAGTGGATGGAAAATGGGTTAAATTATATGACCCTAAACAAGAAGGAAAACGTTCACCATTGAACGAAGTTCAAGAAGCTTTAATGGCTACAGGTGTTGAGTCAGATAGAGAATCTGCTCGTCAATTTCGTTCTCGTAAATTCTATATCGTAAAAGTTATCGATAGAGACCACGAAAATGATGGCGTTAAATTTTGGAGATTTAAACACAACGCAAAGGGTGACGGTATTTTAGACAAAGTATTCCCAATCTTCCGTAACAAAGGTGATATTACAAATCCTGAAAATGGTCGTGATATGATTTTATCTTTAACACTAACTAAGGCGGGTACAGGTAAAGAATACACAGTAATCAACTCAGTAATTCCTGAAGATGCGGGTCCGTTACATGCAGATTCTAACGTAGCTAAAGCTTGGTTAGATGATGAATTAACATGGTCTGATGTTTATTCTAAGAAAGGTGAAGATTATTTAGAGATGGTTGCAAGAGGTGAAGTTCCACGTTGGGATTCTAATCAAAACAAATTTGTTTCAAGTAATAACACTACTGACGAAGAAACAATTTCAGCACCTAAAAAATCTACTCCTGTGGTTGACCCACAAGAAGAAGAAGAGGTTGATGGTGATTTACCATTCTAATTAATTTATGATGTTCCCGACACAAATGTCGGGAACATCCTTTTAAAAACAACAACATGGCAGGTATAAAAAAGACTGATTTTTCAGCAATCAAAAAGAAATTCTCAAAAGAAGCAGAATATAAACCAGACCGTTTTTTCGATTTGGGTGATGCTTTCTTAGATGCAACAGGAATTCCCGGTCCAGCAATGGGTCACATCAATATGTTGTTAGGACATAGTGATACAGGAAAAACAACTGCACTTGTAAAGTCAGCGGTAGATGCACAAAAGAAAGGTATTGTTCCTGTATTTGTAATTACAGAACAGAAATGGAGTTGGGACCACGCAGAATTAATGGGTTTCAATAAAGACGGAGATTATCTTTTCAATAGTGATTTCGAGTACATCGAACAAATCACAGAGTATATTAATGAATTATTAGATGCTCAAGAAAAGGGAGACTTACCTCACGATTTATTAATACTTTGGGATTCAGTAGGTTCAGTTCCTTGTAAAATGACTTACGATGGTAAAGGTGGTAAACAACACAACGCATCAGTATTAGCTGACAAAATTGGAATGGGTATCAACCAACGTATTTCAGGTTCAAGAAGAACAGATAAACCTTATACAAATACATTAATCATTGTTAACCAACCTTGGGTAGAATTACCTGACAATCCTTTTGGACAACCTAAGATTAAAGCAAAAGGTGGAGAAGCAATTTGGTTAAACTCAAGTATTGTGTTCTTATTCGGTAATCAAAAAGGTGCGGGTACAACTAAAATCTCAATCACTAAAGATAAGAGAAAAGTTAAAATTGCAACAAGAACAAAAATCTCTATCATGAAGAATCACATCAATGGTTTAGGATATGAAGATGGTCGTATCTTGGTTACATCCCACGGATTTATGGGTGGAAGAGAAGAAGGAGAAGAAAAGAAATCTCTTGAAGAATACAAAAAAGAATGTGGAGAATACATCAGTAAGATGTTAGGTGTTAGTGTTACAGACATCGCAGACGTAGAAGTTGTAACAGAAGATTCAGACCTATAAAATTTTTAAATGTCCGTTTTACTTGTTGATGGAGATAATTTACTTACGATTGGTTTTTATGGTGTCAAGAATATGTTCTATAAAGGGCAACATATTGGAGGAATTTATCATTTTCTCAATACTCTTAGGAGAACGTTTGAGTTATATCACTTAGATAAGATAGTTGTATTTTGGGATGGATTTGAAGGTTCTCAAAATAGAAAAAAAATCTACGTTCATTATAAAGAAAATAGACGGCAAAGACTTAGGTCTGAAGAAGAATTAAGTTCATACTCATACCAAAGAGAACGAGTTAAACAATATCTCGAAGAGTTATTTGTGAGACAAGGTGAGTATGAATTTTGTGAAACAGATGATAGCATTGCTTATTATACACAAAACTCACCTAACGAAAAGAAAATCATTTATTCATCTGATGGAGATTTAACACAATTAGTGTCAGATAATACGGAAATTTATAATCCGTCTCATCACAAATTATACAAACAAAATGATACGATAGTTTACGATCACGAAGAAATCTTAATTGAAAACGTTAAGTTAGTAAAAATGATGTGTGGTGATTCCTCAGACAACATTGCAGGAATTAAAGGAATGGGAGTTAAGAAATTCATCTCCTTATTTCCCGAAATCAGAACCGAAAGAATATCTGTTCAACAAGTTAAAGAAAGGGGTAATCTCCTTTTTGAACAGGACAAACACAACAAATTAATTGCAAATTTATTAACAGGAGTTACAAAGTACGGTGTATTTGGTGACGAGTTCTTCGACGTAAACAATCGTATTGTTAGTTTGGATGAACCCTTTTTGACTGACGAGGCAATCGAAAATATTACATTGTTAATAAATGAATCGTTAGACCCTGAGGGTAGGTCGTATAAAAATACAATGAGAATGATGATGGAAGATGGATTGTTTAATGTGTTACCAAAATCAGACGACGCATGGACAAAATTTTTAAACCCATTTCTCCGTTTAACAAGAAAAGAAAAAAACAATAAAAAAACAATAAAAATCAAAAATTATGAGTAATCAACAGCCAGACATTACAAAATTCGAATTTATTCTAACATTAGAAGGGAACATAATCTGCCAAAGATACTTCAACGTAAAAGATCACGTTGACCAAGCTAGACGTTCAATGGACTTACACTATTATATAAAAAATATTTGTGAGGAAATTAGTGAAGATTTGAAAATAAAAAGTTCCAATTATTTGTGTGAAAATCAAAATTATTTCTTATCTTCCGACTATGTGGAAGATTTACCAGAGAAGGATAGAGAACATTTTTTATTAGAAATTAAGTTGGAAGACGATGTATTTATTCAGAGGATATTTCCCGCATATTGTTACCACCCAAAAGTTAGATATACGGTTGACATACGTCCAAAACTCAAAATAATTTTATCAGAGTTAACTGATATTTTATCATCCGAAGAGTTGGAGACCACATATTTGAACTACGAGTTATAATTTAAAAATATATATAAAAAATAAACATGGAAGAGAGGAATTTTGGGTATTTAGGGTTTTCATTTCAACAATCCCTAATTAAAGCAATAGTTGAAGATAAGAAATATGCAGAATCAATAATTGACGTATTAGAAACTAAATTTTTTGAGAACGCCTCATTTAAATTTATCATTGAGAACATTAAAGAGTTATATAAGACTTATAATAGAATTCCCGATTACAATACTCTGGCCCAAAAAATTATGGCTGAAGGTGGTAATAAAGATTCCTCTAAGGTACATCTTGATACGTTGGAATCGATAAAGGAAAATGAAGACCAAATTGCGTATGTTAAAGACACGGCTCTTAATTTTTGTAAACAACAAAATTTAAAAAGAGAACTTAAAAGTGTACAAAAT